CTGGCACACTTTGAAGGACTGTATGACGAAGTGTGCATGGGCACCACTGTTGATCCCAAAGCCTACGATTATCTGGTTTCAAACGCAGTGCCACAAAGCCAGATTAAAAAGTTTGAAGACCTGTTCATGCGGCGCAAGACCGAGTTGGGCGAAGCTGTAGGTAAAGTTGACGAACAAATAGTGGAAGCGTACCGGCATTACAAAACTGCGGACTTTAAACGGTTGCATGCGTTTATTCAATGCATCTTAGACGCTCTGGACCAATACCGTTCAGTTAAAAAAGCTACAAAGAAGGCTCGCGTAAAACGTGCGCCCAACAAGGAAAAAGTTGTCAGCAAGCTCAAGTACATGAAGGAAGAAAAGACTTTGAAGCTGGTGAGTATTAATCCAGTTGATATCATTGGCGCACAAGAGTTGTGGACATACAACACAAAGACCCGTAAACTGTACAAGTACATTGCCGACAGCTTGCACGGACCGTTGGGTGTAAAAGGTACCAGCCTAACCGGATTTGATGAAGCCAAATCTGTAGGTAAAACTTTGCGTAAACCCGATGAAAAGCTCAAGGAGTTTGGCCGAGCCAGCAAGGTACAGCTACGCAAGTTCTTGGACGAAATCAAAGCCACAGAAACTGTAGGTAACGGGCGTATCAATGCTGACATGATTCTGCTTCGAATCAACTAAGAGCAAGGTGTCCTGGTAAATACACTATCAGGACACCCAAATGGCCACAGCAGATACAACCAACTTTTACGCCAATGGCGTAATGATTACAGACAGTCTTTACAATCCAGTTACTGGAACAGGCACTGGGCACATTGCCTATGATCCCAACGAAACACTCGGGAACATTTCTGCGCCTGAACTTGACACAGTCAATAATAAACGTACCGAAATCACGGACTATATTAGACTGCGTTTAGCCGACGGTATAGTAGACGTAGAATTAGATAAAGAGCATTATGATTTAGCCATTAACCAAGCTCTTATCAAATATAGACAACGTGCCGCCAACAGCCAAGAAGAGTCTTACGCTTTCTTAAAACTAAAACCTGAAACACAAGAATATATATTACCCAACGAAGTTATGGAGGTACGTGCTGCCTATCGCAGAGGTATAGGATCAGTTACTGGTACTACAGCCAGCCAATTTGAGCCATTTAGTTCCGGGTACCTGAACACCTACATGCTTGTAGCTGGCAGAGTGGGCGGACTGTTAAGCTATGAACTATTTGTTGATTATCAGAAAATGTCAATGAAGATGTTTGGCGGATACTTAAATTTTTATTTTAATAAAACAACTAAAAAGTTAACTCTTATACGTAAAATTCCATATGCTGGTGCAAATCAACAAGAAGAACAAATGGAAGATTGTTTGCTGCACATATACAATTACAAACCTGACAGCATGTTGTTAAACGATTTTCAAGCGTTTCCTTGGATCCAAGAGTATGCATACAGCTTTGCCAAACGTATCCTGGGCGAAGCAAGAGAAAAGTTTGGCAGTATTGCAGGTCCACAAGGCGGAACGCAACTGAACGGTGCCAGTTTAAAAGCAGAAGCAGTAAATGAAATTACCGAATTAGAAAAGCAACTGTTAGACGCAGTAGATGGCTCTATTCCTACGTCAGCATTTTTTGTTATAGGTTAACATGAAAATCAAAGACATTATCATTGAGCAAAAAGGTGTGTTAAAAGATCGGGCACGATTGGCCACACGTGGGTTAAATAAGTTCTCAGACGCAAAAAAATGGAACGGCGATTACACACTTTATAGACTTGGTTTGGCGTTGGCGTCCACAGACGGTAAAGAAATGCCAGATGTTGACGAAGAATCTTGGATTGGTAAGTGGAAACTGGCAGCACCCTATACTCAAGCTGAGCAAGACATGCTAAACTTGGCATACAAAGCAGTGGATGCAAATGTTGAAGATATGAATCACGGAGATATGAAAAGTCAAGAATGTCACACTGTGAACAAATCCAGTCCGGTAGCTGTAAACAAAAAGAACAAATATGGTGTTTGACTTGTGCTTAAAAATAAATTAAAATGCTCCTTAGGGGGCATTTTTTATGATCATAGGTATTACAGGTTTTATTGGATCTGGTAAAGACACAGTAGCAAATTATCTTGTTGCCAAACATGGATTTGTAAGAGACAGTTATGCTGGTACGCTTAAAGATGCTGTAGCCAGAGTATTTGGGTGGGATAGAGAACTGTTAGAAGGACTAACACCCGAAGCCAGAGAATGGCGAGAACAAGTAGACCCGTGGTGGGCAAAACGACTGGACATGCCCCGACTCACTCCTCGGTATATGCTGCAACTTTGGGGGACAGAAGTTTGCCGTAAAGCATTTCATAATGATATATGGATTGCCAGCTTAGAAAATAGACTCCGTAAAACCACTGAAGATATTGTTATCAGTGATGTGCGTTTTCCTAATGAAATAGCTGCTATTAGAAAACACGGTGGAATCTGTGTATGGGTAAAACGTGGATCATTACCACAGTGGTATGATTGTGCGTTACGTGAAAACACCACACACGAACATAGCCAATGGCTATTAGAAGATGCCGGACAGCTTATGCCGCAACAGTATCCTGATGTGCATCACAGCGAGTGGGCTTGGATTGGGCAAGCATTCGACTACGAACTGGACAACAACGGCACAGTAGAAGATTTATACCAGCAAGTTAATAATCTGCTACAAGCGGACTCTCACGCCAAGTTGTTTTAGAGTTATCAATATCAATTCTACAGTTAGCACAAACTGACCGTAGATTTGTCCAATCATTGTTCTTGAGATTGCCGTCAATGTGAAAAACAAACATTTGATTGGCGGTTTTTGCTTTAAAATTGCAACGGTCACACGCTAATTTTTTCTTATACCCGGTCTTGATCCAACCGGGCGAAACACGATTCTTTTTACCCTTGCGTAAACAACCTGCACACATTTTCCTGTAGCGTGTTTTTTCACCTGAATGATAATTAATAGCTACAGGATTGCCATGACATGCTGCACATAATGGTCTATTCATAGTCATATTTATATATAAACCTTTCGAAAGGCACCTGTACAGCCATAAAATAATATCCTTTTAATAAATACACAAAATGTTTGTTAAAAGGAAAAAAACATGGCACTCGTATCCGCAGGTTTAGAAATTAGCGTAACAGACGAAAGTCAATACGTACCAGGAGCAGTGGGCACTATCCCACTTATTATAATGGCCACAGCGCAAGATAAAACAAATCCGTCTGGCGCTATTGCAACTGACACTACATCGGCAAGAGCTGGCAAATTATTAGCATTTAGTAGTCAGCGAGAACTTATCAGTGCTATGGGCTATCCAAGCTTTAAGCAAAGTGCAGCTGGCACCCCATTACATGGCGATGAACGCAATGAATACGGTTTGATGGCAGCTTATAGTGCGCTGGGCAACGTTAATAGAATCTATGCCATACGTGCAGACGTTGATTTAAATGCCTTAGAAGGTACCAGTGTCAGACCTACCAACCCAGTTGCTAATGGTACACATTGGTTAGACTTGTCAGAATCAACCTGGGGCATTAACGAATGGGATGCTGTAAATTCTACTTTTAGTTTAAAATCTCCTTTATTAGTAACAGACAATGCCAATGACACAACTTCAGTAGGTGGAATTAATACACCTAAAAGCAGTATTGGACAAATTGGACAGTATGCAATTGCTTGGACAGGTACCAATGCACATATGTTTTACAAAGCAGGCTCAAGTTTGCCAGTTCAAGGCGTGGTACAGGCACCTGCGACAGATTCTAAATATAACGTATGGGTAAGATTAGGTACAGCAGATTGGCAAAGATCTTGGGCCACTGTCAAAGGCACAGTTACAGTTACAGATGGTAATGCAGATCTTATTCCTGCAAGTACACCGGCTGCATCTATTACAATTAATGGCACCACAATCACGGTTGGTAATACCGGTGCAGCCAGAAGTCTAAATCAGGTGGTTACAGCTATTACTGGTATCACAGGTGTCACAGCAGCTAATGTAGGTGGTAAGCTGTTCTTGTATGCCACAAGTTTGGCAGAAAGTGTTCCAGGTACCGCAGATGGTAAAATTTTAATTGGTAACAGCTCAGGGACTCCGTTGGCTACGTTAGGAATTACAGCCGGAGAATATGCAAACACCAGTCTCGAATATGGAAATTTTGCCCAGATCCCAAGTTGGAGAAGCACAGATACTACACCACGACCAAGTGGTAGTGTATTTGTCAAAATTGGGGCAACAGGTAGCGGTGCCGATCAAGTAATTAAACGATACAGTGCATCAACTGGTCAGTGGTTGACTCTTGCTACAGAATTTTACGAGAGAGCCGAAGATGCGCTATTTGGTTTAGATCCAAGCGGTGGCGGTAATGGTATTGCAGCAGGCACAGTATGGGTAGGATACGATCCATTAAGAACACAAACTGGAGGATACAAGCCATTTAGACGCAGGGTTTCTGGACAAACAGTAGTAAGCGGTAGCGCCACAGCAGCCAATCCATTTACAGCAGCCGATGCGTTAATTATTGGCGTAACAGAAATTGGTTCCGCCGATATCACGGAATACACTGTGACACTGACTGGTACAAGCACAGGCAGTTTTGTAAGTGACGTATTAGCTACAAATATTCCTGAAATAAACGTAAGTGTGAGCACTTCTAATGTGATCACATTTACTCATATCTATGGAGGTGACATCTATCTTACCGACGATGTTGGAACTCCAACAGCTGATGCAGGATTTACCAGTACCACAACAGGAACTATCGTATATGGGTCAACTCTGGCACTAACTAATTGGGAAATTCCTAACAGCACCAGTTTTATTGTAACTTACAGTACCACAGAACCGTACCAAGAGCCAGCAGACGGTACTTTATGGTACTACAGTGATCCTGCTACAGTTGACATCATGATTAATGAAATTGGTGGTTGGAGATCTTATCATAGCAGCTATTACGACGGCTCTACCACCGACGCAAGAGGCTTTGATCTAAGTCTAACCGATCCTGAAGGTGTTATTATCAGTGCAAGTCAGCCTACACAACAAAGTGATGGCGTAACGGCATTAGCAGCAGGAGATTTATGGTTAGACAGTGGTGACCTTGAAAATTATCCAGTGCTGTACAGATATGATGGTTCAGACTGGATCCTGATTGATAATACTGATCAAGTGGGTCAGAATGGTATCCTATTTGCAGATGCACGTTGGGATACATCAGGTACCAGCGATATAATCACTGACAGTTTACCATCAGTTACTGATCTATTAGAAAGCGATTATTTGGATCAAGATGCACCTGACTTTAGATTGTATCCGCGTGGTATGTTATTGTTTAACACAAGACGCAGTGGTTACAATATCAAACAGTATGTGAGTAATAAATTTAATGCAACAGCATACCCTGATTTACCAGCCGTGCCAGGCGCTGGAGGTAGTTTGCCAGCAGTGAAAAATACATGGCAAACAGCCAGTGGGTTGAAAGACAACGGAAGTCCGTACATGGGTCGCCAAGCACAGCGTAGAATGATTACAGCAGCTATGCAGGCAGCGTTGATAGCCAGTACCGAAGTCCGTGAAGAACAATTTGCATTCAATATTATTTGTGCACCAGGTTATCCAGAAGTAATTGATGAGATGGTAGCATTAAATAACGATCGTGCAAACACAGCATTTATCATTGGCGACACACCGATGCGACTTGCACCAAATGCAATTGACATTGCCAATTGGAGCAACAACGCCAACGGTGACGGTCTGGCAATATCTGATCCTTACCTGGGCGTGTATTATCCATGCGGTCAGACAAGTGATTTGCAAGGCAACTCGATTGTAGTACCAGCCAGTCATATGGCATTACGTACAATGATTTTTAATGACAATGTAGCCTATCAATGGTTTGCTCCAGCCGGAACACGAAGAGGCTTAATTGATAATGCCAGCAGCATTGGTTATATTGATGCCAATACTGGTGAGTTTAATTTTAACAGCATACGTGTGGGACTAAGAGACACATTGTATGAAAATAGAATTAATCCTATTACAAACTTACCTGGTGTTGGTCTTGTTGTATGGGGGCAGAAAACTCGTAACCCAACTGCAAGCAGTCTGGATCGTATCAATGTTGCAAGACTGGTCAACTATATAAGAACTATTCTTGCAAATGTGGGCAATGGTTTCTTGTTTGAACCAAACGATAAAATCACTCGTGATCAGATCAAGAACGTAATTAGCGGAGCTATTAACGACCTTGTGTCAAAACGCGGTATTTACGACTATCTTGTTGTTTGTGACGATACCAACAATACACCAACACGTATTGCACGTAATGAATTGTACGTTGATATTGCAATTGAGCCTATGAAAGATGTAGAGTTTATTTACATTCCAATTCGTTTAAAGAACCCAGGTGACATTGCAGCAGGAGTA